GGGTATGTTCCGGGGAGCGTAGATTGTTCTCCCTGCGACTGCAGCCATCTTCTGGCTCGCGACGTATATGGACATAGTTGGATCCAAACCTTTCTGAGAGGGCCACTTCTCGGCGAGGCGGGCGGTCAAGTTCTTAAGACTACGGGCAACCGTAGATGGATAAGGGCAGTGAGCTTCTCGCGGCTTGTCCTGTGTGGCGTAAGGTTCGGAAACTTAGAAGCGGAGGGCTGCAGCACTTTGTAAAGGCTCATCCCACGTTCCCTAAGTTCCCAGAACCTTCCAGCCAACAGGGTCCGGCTTAGCCTTACCCTTGCATCTGATCACCTGCGTCCTGAAGCGCTCGACGACGGCTTTAGCATAAGTTGCTACCTGCCGGTTGACCGATGGTGTAAACCAGACAGACTCTAATGATGAGTCCACCCGTCCACGCCCATTGATCAGCCAACCGATGGCAAGCCGTTGTCCCCGCGTCAAGTGTCCCACAGTTGCGTTTCTTCGCAAAGGTAGACCAGCCCCGCCAAGGTTCCTCGGTAACCGCGCTTGCAGTCCACGACTCTTGTACCAAACTTCCCAGTTTGGGTACAAAACGTCGAGGACACGTACCAGCGCCGCACGTCGGACTTGGAAACGGTTGTAGTCTAATCCTTCACAAGATGCTTCGCAAGCGGCACCTAGAGCAAACCAGACTGGTTACGCGCGATGATTCTGAGGCCTGACTAATCCTTTTAACGGGAACGCAGGACTCGGTCTCAGTCGCCACTCCGCAGTCTTATTCACTGTTCGGTGCCACCCTGATGACTTCCGCCGGATGTCGTACTGTACTTCAGTAGCTCGGATACGGAAGAGCTTTTCGCAGAACACGCCCGCCGTAGGGAGGACGAAATGCTTACCAGCAGATCGTTCGGCCTTACAGGCGTCCAGTGTCTGATGGTACTTCTCGATGAGAGAAGGGGGCCACCAGGCGAATAAGTCATCTCCACATACCGCCGCGAGCTAGCGGAAGTAGTTTCGATCATCCTTTGGCAATCCGGAGATCGCTTCTTCGATCCAAAACAGGTGGACCAGGTTCAGAAGTGCCCATGTAGTCGGTAGACCCATGAGGATACCGCGGCAAGTAGCCTTGGTGCCACTGTCCCAGCAAAGCTCCTAACTTTGGGTGCAGAGTTCGAAAACTCTGTGAGCCCATGCAGGAAGCTCGTGCGAAGACAGCACTCCCTATCCGATTGCCTGGATTAGTTCTAGTGGCAGCAGGTCGGACGCAGATGTTAAATCTGAAGAAAGAAGCTGGAGGCCGAAGCCCTTCCTCTTTCCGTCTAAAAGATCTTTGATCTTCTCTTGTCCTTTCCCTGCCATCACAGAGCTGGTCCTCGGATCGCGTCTGAGGCCTCTAAACAGGTATCGGCGCAGA